CGTAACAAATTGGAAGCGCGACACTGCTGATACTACTGACGCATCACTCTATGTAAAGCTCTATAAGCCACTTCCATCATATATCTCTGAAAAGAGTTTGTTATGGATTAGCCGTGAGCTGTCAGCACCAATAACAGATAGACTACTTATCGACCTATCTATACCGGAAGCTGTTAGAACATATCTTCGTCCAGCCAATAAGAATATTACCATTGCGTCAATAAGTGGAATTCAGAGTGGCCAGATTACATTGAATTCAACCGTTCCATCGTCATCATTAGGTCAGACCGATCCAGTACTACAGCAATGGTATACCTATGAAGATTACAAGAGCGCTCAACTCAATATAGACTACACCGACTATAGAAACTTTGTTCACTTTAGCTCAGCTGATGCTCGACTAACCGCGTTCATCAATAAGCTTAGTCGTATAGAATCTATAGACTTTGAAATCAATAGATTCAAGAGTGCAACATCTGCATCTGGCTACGGCCCAACATCGTGGTCATTATCGCAAGCATACCTTGGAACCCAGAATCTATCGAATGAACGAGAGACAGTTCTTCGTAGTTTTGACGGCTATGAACAGTTCTTATACTACAATTCGGGAAGTGCATATTCCAGCTCGCTCACCGATGATAATAATGACACGGTATACTACAACGCTGACTGTACATGGCCAAAGATTAGTGGTTCCGTCGCACCATTATCATCTTCAATGGTATCATCGTGGTATACAACGCAGTCAGTCATCACAAAGAAGTATGATGAAACAAACTATGATTCACTGAGAAATAATGTACCTGAGTATCTACAAAATGATGTCAATTCACTTGACTACTTGACATTTGTAGATATGATTGCTCATATGCTTGACGGGGTAAAATCCTACATTGATAATATGCATCAGATGTACGACCGTAACAGTAATCCATTGGAAGGATTATCTCAGGACATCGTATGGAATATCGCTCAGTCGCTTGGATTTGAACTCCCGAATCCAAACAGCTTAGCTGAAATTGCTGCATATACCATTGGGACAGAAAAGAATTATCGAACACTGTCAACTGAAGTATGGAAACGATTCTTACATAACCATATCTTCATGCTTAAGACCAAGGGAACAAAGCAGTCAATTCAAGCACTTATCAATTCATTTGGATTTATGCCAAGTGTCATTACGGTTAATGAAACGGCAACTCCCGCAGTCACGAACTATACAAGCTCCTATGAGATATATGATGAGACAACTAACGCGCTATTGATAGATGGAAATCGTTACTTAACGATTCCATGGAGCGGGTCATTACCATCTCAGTCAATGACGATGGAATTACGATTTAAGCCAACTACTGTACCTACCACATTGATAGCAAGTAGTAACGCATGGAAGATTGAAGCAGTCACCAGTTCCTATGAATATGGCCATATCCGTTATACAGCAGACGGCCAGACGCCGATATCAACCTCGCCAGAAGCACCACTCTTTGATGGTAGTTTCCATACCTTGATGGTTCGATCGTCTGGATCGGTATTCAATATCAATGTATCTAATGCAGATGGTGGTGATATCGTATATCATGCGTCATCGCCAACGAGTTCAGTCGATACCAAGTGGTTTAGTTCATCAGTAGAAAATGTATATCTTACTGGTAGCAACTATATTGATGAGTTCAGAGTGTGGGGTGAATATATCTCCGATAGGACTTTTGAATTCCATACGAAGTATCCTGGACTCTACAATGGTAATGAGATAACTTCAGCACGAGATAATCTCTTTGTTCGGTTGTCTTTTAATCAGGCGGAGAACTTATCATCGTCATTATTACCAAATGAATCTCCGTATACAAGACAGCCGAGTTGTCCTTCTTCTCTATACGCGATAAGTGCGTCAAACTATCCAAATTCTTCATCGTATCCATACAGTATGACAGAGTTTACGCGAGAAGTCCAACGCTATTCTCCAAATATTGGCGCAGTTCAACGTACAACAAACAATGTATATATCGCTCCTCCACCAGTATTAACGGGAACGATTGTGGATGGTACATTTATACCAGTGCTTCAAACGAATAAGAGTATTGTCACTCCTGTAGAGAAATCCGAACAAGTACAGATGATGAATACTGTTGAGATATTCTTCTCGATTGCAGCTGGTATCAATGACAACATTATCCGTTCATTCGGTAATGTTGACTACATGGATTTGATTGGAGATCCAAGCGCTATCTATTCCAGTTCATATGCAGAGCTGGATATGCTCAATGAAATTTATTGGAATAACTATGCATACCCCGTAGATGTCAATAAGTTCTTCCGATTTGTCAAGAATCTCCTTGGTCCATTCTTTGAGCAAGTAGAGCAATATGTACCAATTCGCGCTAACCTTTTGACGGGACTTGTCATCGAACAACCGTCGCTTGAACGAACGAGAATACCAACACGACCAACAGTATTCGGTGGTGGTCATACGGATTCTGAAATCAAAAAGTTATATCCTGACGCTGACCTGACAAGCACTAATTATAAGCGTCATCGTAATCCAGAAACGGTGGACTTTGTACCAGATACATCAATGGTTAATACTATTTCAGCTGGTAATATAGATAATACATTTATTGTCAATATGAACGAAAATACACTTCCAATCGCTACTGTATCTGATAATCTGTTTGTAGTCAATACCGATGAACATCATGATGTTATAGTTGGTATCGCTACCAAGGATATGACTGTTAAAACCACCAATACGATACAGCAAAATGCAACACTAGTGCAGTTTGATTGGAAAACTGCGGTCGATGAAACGATAGCACTAAAGACTGAATATCAAGACTTATTCCATGCAATTGATTTATCCAATGTTGCTCGTACAACGATGGCATATCCAAGTTATGATATAGTATCGGAAGATTATATGAATCGAGCAACTACTGCGCGATATTTAAATCAAGCGCTACCAATTCGTGAGTTTAGAGACTATGGATTGAATTTAGGATTGAATGCAACATTTACATCTCAAGTGGATCTATTTACTCTTGCAGATGAAGCATCCAATTTTGATGTTCTGGGTTCAACTGAATACTATATGAATCCAATGGGATATGTAGCTGGAACAACAATACAGAATGTTCGTATGGATGAGAAAATTTTGACAGCTAGAGGATTTTGGACATCCAGCGTATCGTATTCTATCAATCATTATGTATCTCATTCTGTTAATGGTACTGTTCGAGAATATCAATGTGTGGCATCATATAATGTTATCCGAAATACAAATGATCCAACACGTGCGACTCGTAATCAATATGTTTCATCATTCTCTAGTTCTATTGAACCAAATAATGATACGGGTCGTTGGCATAACATGATTTATGTCCCAACATTGGTACCAGTAATCAAAAAAATTGTCAAATTTGCATACGCTATGCCATGGGTAAGTGGAACTTGGTATAATCGTGGAGATATTGTCAATGAACCATCGGGTACGGCAAGTTGGTTTGTCAATATAAGAACAACTGCTGGTCACGCAACTGGATCAACGATGAACACTGATACTAATAACTTATGGAAATATTATGATGCTCCATTGACTAAAATTGATATAAGCAGAACAGAATTAGGTGGAATACCAGTAGCTCCATTCGTAGGTTACGCTAAGAATCATTACAAACACTTTAGACCAACCTATACAGCATGGGTGAATTCTCGCTATAAAGGTTGTCTCCAGACTTCTCGCACGACCTTTGATGGTAAGATGCCGGTCGAAATTACCGTATCCAGTGGCGAGAAGATTATCGCTACACCTGGAACGCAACCTGTACAGCCCGGCCAGGATAGCTCGGGTCCAATCTTAAGAATTGAGTAAAATACAAAGAAGGATACTATTTATATAGGCAGGAAAACTAGCGATGGAGGTTGGAATGAAGTCTATAGGTTCTAAATGTGGTATCTACTTAATACGAAATATTAAAAATGGTCATTTTTATATAGGATCAACAAAAGCTCATTTTGGACGATGGTACAATCACAAACGAGCACTTAGAAATAATTTTCATACAAATGGCAGATTGCAACGAGCGTGGAATAAATATGGTAGTGACTCATTCATTTTTGAGTTTGTAGAAGAATTTAAATTAGAACAGTTACAAATTATTGAACAGCATTTGTTAGATAGATATTTTGGTACTGACATTTGCTATAATTTAAATCCATATGCTGATCGTTGGCCATCTTCAATCGGACGTAAGTCTTCTAAAAAAACTAGACGGCGACAAAGTTGGGCCGCTAAAAATAGAAAGACCACTATTGAAAATGAAACTATTAGGCGAAAGAAAATTGGTGAATTTAATACCAATAAGCTGGCGTCGAAAGAAAAAAAGTGTCAAATTTCAATTGGAAAATTGAAAGCTCATCATAAAGTTTCTACTGAGACTAGAGCAAAAATAAGTAATTCTTTAAAAACAGCAGATTGTAGAAAATATAAATTTACCGATACTTATAAGAGAGATGCATTAACAATGTATTCTACAAAAAATTATACTCAAAAATTTGTAGCGGATGAATTTGGAATATGTGAGTCATATTTTGGTCGATTAATCAAACAGGAGAAATTAAATGGGCTATCTTGATAATAGTAGTATCACCGTGGACGCAATTCTCACAAAAAAAGGAAGAGAGCTACTGGCTAAAGGCACTGGGTTCCAAATCACCCAGTTCGCTGTCGCCGATGATGAGGTAGATTATTCGTTATACAATCCGGGTCATCCATTGGGAACTGAATATTACGGCAATACGATCGAAAAGATGCCAGTATTGGAAGCATCCCCGGATGAGACTCAAGTGATGAGATTCAAGCTTGTCTCATTACCGCGCGGAACTAATCAAATTCCAGTTATTACTGTTAGCGTTACTAGTATTGATATGACATATAACATTAGCGGTCCAGTATCTATCGGTCCAAATACATCACAGCAATTA